CAAACAATCGTTTGACATGGATCTATATTGTGACGAATACAAAGGCAAGTCTTCACCAGAAACCAAAGCTATGTGTGACATCTTTGATTCACTACCGCCTTGGCAACAAACGGATATTGAATCCAGTTATGAATACAAAGCAGCAGTCGGCAATTCTACAGATACATCTGAGTCTGAAAACTTATCTGCATTGAATGATCAAGCAGCAGCGGAAATGAATAGTCCTGGTTTTGACGACGACGAGAAGAAAACTATCACCGAAGACGACATTCCCTTTTAACAATTTTTGATGGGTAGCACCTCCGTACTTCTCACGATCTTAACCCCCCCTAAAAGGTTGAGACAGCTACCCATCAACTCATATTATGTATAAAGACAAAGCAAACGAAATAGCAGACCTCCTGGACATCAAAGGCAATGCCTACAATAGTCCAGAGGCCTTCTTTAATCAGCTGTCCAAAACTTGGAGCGCACTGCTTGGCATGGAACTAACACCGTCGCAATGCTGCGCTATGATGATCGCGTTTAAATCATGCCGTATTGTCAACAATCCAGGGCATGAGGATTCAGCAGATGATCTGGTCGGCTATAGTTTGATAATGACTGAGCTGACCAAAGACGAACATTTATTTTAAGGAGCGACAATGAAACCAGGAATATATGAAGACATACCTTATGAAGAGTATGCAGAAATACCAGCCTTTAGATCTCACGATCTTACCGCGGTCATAAAATGCCCGTACAGCTGGAAGAATAGAAAAGAAATGGTCCAGACTCCAGCACTCCTGGAGGGCCGAGTGCAACATACGGTGTTTCTGGAACATCATAAGTTTGATGAAGAGTTTGTGATCATGCCAAAGTTTGATCGCAGAACCAAAGCTGGTAAAGCTGAGTACGAAGATTTTATGGCCACTGCTGAAGATAAGACTGCGATCACCCAGGACATGTACGACGTTTGTATGGAACGTCGAGAAGTCGTTGCCGACTATATTCCTAAAGAAGATCACAGGGCCGAGCTAACTTTAGTTTTTGAATTACACGGCCATCCCTTTAAATGCAGATTGGATTGGTATGATAACCAGGACGTTTGGGATCTTAAAACATGTCGTGACGCCTCACCTCGTGGCTTTAGACAAGCGATCAATGGTTTCAACTATCACATGCAAGCAGCACTATATGTTGACGGCTGTAGAGCCTCTGGCTTGCGAGCTGACGGATTCAACTTCTTGGCCCAGGAAAAACAATTCCCTTATCCTTATGGTGTGTATCGTTTATCAGATGAGGCGCTTGCTTATGCACAAGCTAGGAATGAACAGGCCTTGGAACTATTGCTCAGATGTAAAGAGCAGGATGATTTTAAACCCTACAACCTGGAAGGAATCCAGACTGTAGAGTTATCAGATCTTTATTAATATAAGTGAGCTCCCCAGTAAATACCGATAGCGCTTAAACCATACTTTTTCGTATCGTGGTTATGCCAGGCACCGTCTCTGATATTGTGCTCTAAGTGCATAACCTCTCTGCCATCGTCCCACTTGATCGTCACATAACCGTCGTTATGATTAGTGATCACTCTTCCTTTGTCGATCGGAATACCAGCTCCCCAGTATCCCGTCACTTTTGCGTCAATCATTACGCCACCTCCTTAAGTATTTCAGTATTAATATCTATGTCACACCTCATTGGCATTATCAACACCAAGCCGTCCACGTTAGTCCAAACACTAGCCTTTTGATTGTCACCACCAACAAAGGCCATGCTTGGGAACTTCTTGTTTGTTGGAAACTCATTTAACAATTTTAAATACTTGGTATCGTAAAACTGTTGATCCAAGTTAAGATCCTCAACCTTTGGTATTACTTGTTTCCAATCTGGTATTTTTCCGTCTATTGTTTCAACCACGTTGCCGTCAATCGTTAAGTTTCCGCCTATCTCATAAATGTCAACTAGACCACAGTTGGCCTTTTTAAGATCAGTAAACAAAGTTTTAACCTTGCCACCAGGCTTACCATCTTTTTTATCATCGTGACATTTTAATATCACTGGATCAAAGTCATTCTCAACCACTGCTTTTTTATCAGCATAAACACACATAATATGTGCGTTAGTGGCCACAATATAAACACCACCCTCTGGTCTTTTTACAATCCAAACACCATTTAAGTAATATCTCCAATCACCCTTGCCAGCAAAAGCAACAGCTTTTCCCAACATGGCTGGATTAACATTTTTAATATCAATCATTATTTACCCCCATTTATATCTTTTAGTTTATTGAAAGCATTAACAACATCGTTGTCAGTATTATCTGTGCCACCATTAGCTTTGATCACATCTTTTAAATGACCAACGATTTCAAATACCTCGCCTAGTGTCAATTCTACTTTTACCTTTTGGTCAAATTCATAATCCATCATGCCACCTCCTTAGTCTAATAAAACCATGTATGCCTCTGGCTCGTTTTTTTTGAACCAGTCGCAACCCTTTCTCACGTTGTCGTAATCTCTGAACATTTCACAACCTTTTACAAAGTCGTAAACCGCAACCGCGTCTGGATCAAGCATTACACCAGCACCAGTGTAAGGGTTCTTAACCCAAACAGGCTCAGTATCAACAACCACCACATTCTTTGGTAACTCTCTCATACCAACCTCCTTTTTTTTGTTATTAATTAAAATTCCCACATAGATATAATGCCACAAGTTGCAACTCTGTGCAACTATTTACACACAATAATAACAGTTATTTTTTAGTCTAAATAATGGAATAAATCGACAGTTCTTTGCTTGTCGCAAAGCCAGAAAACCAAAAGGTATCTATCACCGCTTTCAACGGGCAGACCTTTATGCAAGTTACTAAAACTTGGAAACATAAGCGCATGGCCAGTAGGTAAAGGTGGGACCTTACCGTAATTATGAAATTCAGTGCCGCCACCTTTATACTTGCCAGTATTCAATGGAACCACGACTGATATATCTGCCGATTCGTCGTGATGCCAGGCACCTTGTTTCTTGTCTCTTAAATTATAGTTAGCAATCTGTATGCTTGCAGGATCACTACAGTCTCTTTGCCAGATTGCATTAAAGATAGGATTGAGAACGGTCTGGACCACAAACCACATAGTTCGATACAGCTCTGGTACTTGTTCTTTGAGTACAATCTCTGGGATCTGGCGGTAAACATCTTCACTCTCATTGCCCTGGAACCCTATTTCTTTTTTCATGTGTTCGATCTCTCTGATCAAGAGTGTGCAGAAGTGTCGGCGAAATAATGGAAACCTGTAGATCTCTGGATAGATCTTCTTTACAACGTCATGCACAGGTGTTTTGCCCATATCTTCCAGGCCATTTGCAGAACGATACTTAATAATCTGCGGCATACTGTCCTCAACCGCTTGTTGAGTCTTGTGATTGATCATCCAGTTGGACTGCATGCTTAAGAGGTAATCTCTAAGTTTGTACATGGTTTTTAGTATATCAGATAAAAACTAATAATTTCTTGTATATTTGTGTAAATTTTTATAGAATATACCAAACGAAACACACATAGAGTATTGAACGGAAATATAAAATGAACAACGAAGGCAAAGAAATTAGAAAAAGTTTAGCGGTAGATCCAGCTACTTATGATCTATTAAATGAGATCTGCCAGACCGAGCACAGATCTAAGATAGATCAGCTAAAAGTATTAATACAAAAAGAACACAAAAGATTAGCTGCAATAAGTGAACATGAAGATATTTAATTCTATGGTTAAGAAACAAAAACAAGTACCACAATCTTACAGGCCAGTCCTGGAAGCTCAAGAGGTTATAGATCTGTTCAGTAGATTAACATTACATCAACAAGCTGCTCTTATGAGACTTATCTCCAGGAACCTGGAAGTAGAAGTAGCTGGCGAAAAAGTAATGGGATATGATCTTGATTACGAAGTAGTCGGAGCTGTTATCCTGGCCTCAGAGTCTTAAACTCTTTTTTTCCTAGCAGTTTTAGTCCTAGCAAAAGATCTGTTTGCGCTTTTTGACATAGATTTTAAATTACCATTTTTATTATTTAACGGGTTGCCGTCTCGGTGGTGTATATCTTTGCCATCGCCTTTTTTTGCTTTGCCATTAGCTACAGCAAGTCGCCTGGCTTTATTTCTTGAGGATCTTTTTTTTATTTGTTCTGGTCGAGAATGATAGTTAGCATACTCTTTTGCGTAGTTTCTAGCCATTAAGCCAAGCTACCAATACCGCCCATATCACGCATAGCTATCTCTCTGTCTTTTTCGTTTGGAAGAATAGACGGTGACATAAGCATCGCTGGATCGCTTACCTGTGGTGTTTCAAAAGAAACTATTTGATCGGCTAATTGAACCTCTGGTAAAAGTTTGCCAGAAACTTCTGCATTTGAAACTTCTCTAAATGCTTGTTCATTTTTTACTGGTGTAGTTACTGGAGGTACGTTAGCTGCATTTCTGTCTTCTATTGGCTCAATGGTTTCAAATTGTTGTCCTTCAAGTATTGCTCTGACCTCTTCTCTAATCTCTGGGTTTAGTTCGTAGATTTGATAAAGCCTTCTTATGTGCTGCCCATAGCTTTCTGGATCGTAAGCTGTTTTTTCTAAACCTTCGGTTAGCCATCGCACAAAGTTTTTGTTAGTCATAAGTTTTGCACTAGCGTAGGGTGCTATTAAAGCACCAAAACCAAAATCAAAACTAGCTGCGCTACCACCTCCAACACCAGTTATAAAAGCGACAGAAGACGTAATCCTAGCAGTTTGACTTGGGTTAGCCATTTGTTGTGCTGCAACACCAATCTTGTCTACTGTAAACACCAAATTATCTAATTCTGGTATTAAGTCTTCGTACTCAGTTCCTTTAAACAATGCTTCTTTGGCCTCTTTACTTAAAGAGTTCCAGTTAGTCATAAATCTTTTTGGTGAAAAACCTTGCTCAGCTATATACTCAGCACCTTCTTTTACAATACCCTCTGCTCCGAGTTCAACACCTTGCGATACACCTGGAGTTGGCATGCCCATCCTACCAAGCATATAACCAGACATGACATTGTATTCATCTGGTTTTAAAACTTCTTTGAGTCTCAACAAGTCATCGCCACCATCTTTTGCGCCTGTTAAAACATACTTTAACGCTTTATTTGCAGTTACATTGCCTTTATCAAGCACATTGTCTAAATATGTAATAGCACCAACGTCGCCTTGCATTTTAGCAACATATTCATTAGCCTCTCTAAAAGCAAGCCTAGAAACATCATTGCCAGCCTCTTCTACTAAGTCTCCAAGATCTAAAGATACATAGCCATAAAGCTCTTTCATCTTAGTTCCAGTTGCGTCTAATTTAGCACCAGCTGCTGTTGCAGAACTTAAATTTTCTCTTAGATAAGTTCTAAAGTTTTTAAGGTTGTTGTAATTTAAAACACCTGCTTCGGCATCTGCTAATACTTTTGCTGCCATCTCCATAACAGGTTTTAAAGTATCTTCACCAGTTGCAGTTTTAGCTTGCGCCATATATTTTTTAACAAATTCTTGTGTGTTTTTCGCTTGAGAAGAAATGTCTTGATTTAACCCAATGTTTACCTTGTTATACATTTGGTCTATTGTGTTGGTATATCTCGCTCTTGCTTGCCTAGCTCCTGTCATAAGAGCTAACCCAGCTTCATCTGTGGTTCTTATACCGCCATATTTTTTTGCTAATTCTTTTGCAAAAATATCTATTTCAGAAACAGTTTGAGCAGCGTTTTGGTGCATAATTTTTGTAGAAGTAGGCATGGCAGCCAAGCCTCCTTCAATTAAATTTAAAGTTGGATTACTAGTAATCTGTCCTGCGGTTGGATTGCTTATACCAACCGAATCAAAGGCTTCTAAAGTTTGTTGAGCGTTTGGAGAAGCTCCACCTGTCATATATCTTATAGGTTGCCCTCCTACATATTTTATACCCTGCCAAGTCTTGCTTAGTAAAGGTCCAGCCGCAGCATTGAATGTAGCTGTTTGTGTAAAGTCAACTGCTCGCTCTCCAAGATTTCTGGAATCAACTGTTTCACCAAAAATATCACCCATGCCTATATATAATTCTCTTGCTGTTGCAGATCCTAAACCCTCTCCAGCTATAGCCATAGTGACAGGATTTGCAAGGCCTCCTGTTGGACCAGTAGTATATACGCCTGCATAACCACCACCAATCAAGCCGCCAATGGCGCCTGCTGTTTCTGCCACCTCTGGACCAACATCTAAAAAATCTCTTCCTGTTGGTATAGGTATGCCTAAAAACTTTGGATTAAATTCATCATATAAAGTTAGCTTACCTGTTTCGGGATTGGTAAAAGCAAAGTTGCCATAACCAAACTCCATAGCTCCGCTTTGTGGATCTAGGTCTTCTACACGCATAGCATCTGGATAAAACACTTGGAGTGTAGCTAATTTATCTTCTGGACTCTGAGCAGCTCCAACGCTAAACCTAACGTTGCCTGGAGCACCTGTGGTTCTATCTATACCGCTTTTTATTTTTTCTAACGATAGCTTTTCAATGAGCATATCGTCAAACGCATCTTGTGTGTCTACTACATTAGTGCCTAACGCCATTTCAATTAAAGCGCTGTTTTCTAATGTTTCGTAAGTATTTTTTCTACTATCACTCATCAATCAAACCTTTTTCAATTAATCTTTGTTTTAGCTCTTGATCGTTTTCAGCTCTTTTTATTAATTCATTCAATGCCTCTTCTTCTTCATAACCAGTGCCACTTTCCATCATTGTTTTTTTTGTTCTGTCGTATGCTTTGCCAGCCTGTCCTTTCATAGCAGCCAGCGCATCTCTTCTCGCTTGTCTTTTATCTAAAATAGTTTGTTGGTCATCGCCAAATTCTGGAAAATAAGTTTTGTCTATCCACACAATTTCACCTGCATTTATTTGAGCACCAGTTTCTTGTCTTAACTGTGCGGTCGCAAAATCTAATCTTGCTCTTTGATATTGTTTATATTCAGCACTACTTAAAAAATTATCAATAAATTCTGGTGTAAAAGGTATTATATTGTTTACAAAAAAATCACGAAAGTTGACTGGATTAAACCCTGCATTTTCCAAAGCCTCAAGCTGTTTTAACGAGCTTTCCATACGCAGAGCAAATCCTGCTTGTTTTTTTTGAGCCTCAGTAAAAGGATCTTTAGAAACTTCTGTGCCAGGTAGTATAGGCGGAGGTGGTACTTCCATTGGATCAGATAATATGTATTCTGTTTCTTGTGTCATGTTTTTGGTTTTATTACTTTTTCTGTTTCGCCATCTGTATAAATAGGATCACCATTTTGATCTCTTCTTTGTGTAAAAGTCCAAGTTGTTTCACCAATATCTATTGTGGGGGGAACTGGTGTGTCTTGTGGTCCTAATATTTCTTCAATATTTAAACCAGGCACTTCAACAGGTATTGTTCCCGTTTCTGTTGTTCTAAAAGTTGTTTTTTTCTGTTCTACTAAAGCAACTGCTATTTTATATTCTGGCGTATCTTTTAGAGCAGGATTTGCTTCCGCAGATAAAATATAATTCAAAGCTGCGCCTTGTGTAGTGCCATCTGAAAACATATTGCCTTTGCCCTCCAAAGCTGCTTTAAACTGCATTTTTAATACTTCGTTAGATGTATCTAGTTGTTCTTTTCTTTTTGCCTCAACTTGTTTATAAGCTAACAAAGCAATTTCTTGTCTAATTTTATCTTTTTCTGCTTGTATTTTTTTTGCTCTTTCATTGAATGATTGAAACCCAGCAGTAAGGCCAGCACCTAATCCACGCGGATCTGAGGCAGCTCCAACTAATCCAGCGCCGACAGCTGAAGCTAAATCATAAATATTTTGTTTTTTCGTTTGTGGAAAAAGACCAGCTATTTGTTTTGCCTGGGCCTGTATATCCTCAGCAGTTGTTGGCGCACTTTGTTGTGCTCCATACAAAGCAATAATATCTTCTGGTGTTAATGATGATGTAACATCACCACCCTCATTAAAAACATCAATTTGTTCTGGTATCTGTGCTCTTGTTATCGCCATTAGCTCCCACCATATAAATTACCCAACGCTCCAAAAGCTGATAGGCCTGTACCAATGCCAGTTTGCATAGCGCTAGGCCTTGGTGCAAATTGTGTAGTTGTTTGGAACTGACCAGCTGGTGCCATACTAATGAATGGTGCCAGAGCTTGATATTGTAGCAACGGTGTCATTTGTCTTTGTTGCATGTTTCTACGTTGTGCATCTAACATTTGTTGTGCTTGTCCCTGCTGTTGTGAACCCATGCCATATAAAGCAGCTATATCAGAGGCAGATGCTCCTGCTGCTTGAGCTCCTAAACCTTGTAAGCTAGATCCTAAACCAAACTGACCTTGTTGTAATGCTTGGCCAGCACCCATTTGCATACCAGCTAATCCAGTTCTAGCACCGCCAAGAGCTTGTTGTCCTGCTAATGCTTGTTGTCCTGCTTGTGATAGTGCTTGTTGTTGTGTCGTACCTAAGCCAGCTAATGTAGATCCTAAGTTTTGTTGTGCTGCTAATCTTTCAGCAGAAGTACCTCTTAGCATGCTTTGTAATGCTTGTTGTGAGGCCAGCTGTTGTCCTGCGGTTCCTCTTTGGAATTGTGCTAAATTTTGACCTGCGCCCAATCTTTGTCCTGCTAATGATCCTAAACCACTAGCTAAGGCTTGTTGCGCTCCTAATTGTTGTCCAGATAAGTTAGCAAGCATGCTAGATAAGTTTTGACCTGCTCCTAGTCTTTGACTTGCTAGATCTGATAAACCAGAGGCAGCTGCTCGTTCTGCTTGTCTTTGTCTTGCAAATTCGCTCATACCTGCTTGCTGTGCTCTTTGGAAACCACTTGACCTAATACCACCAAGAGCTTCTGCCAAGCCTCTACCAAGAGCCTCTGTTCGCTCTCCAGCACCTAAACGAGCTCTGGAACCAAAGGCTGACTCACCGCCTCTTGCTATATCTCCAGCTCGCGCACCAATATCTGATTTAGCGCCTTGCTCCATAATATCTTCTATGGTTTGTTGAACTACTCTATCCTCGTAGGGATTATAGAATTGTTCGGTCATTCCTTGGTCATAACCACCTACTGTGCCTCTGAGTAAACTTTCTGGATCTCTTAAACCTTGTTCAAACCTACCAACATCTGACATGCCTCTGCCAGCAATACCTGCTGTTCTTGCGCCAAACTGTCCTGTAGCTCCTCTTTGTAGGCCCTCTACATCTGATAATCTTCTACCAAATTGATCCACACCTTGCTCTAAACCAAACTGAGATCTGCCAAGACCTCTAGCAAATTGTCTTGCAGCTCTTTCAGATCCTGTTTCTACGCCAGATATTCTTCTACCAAATTCATCGGTAGCACCTCTTGATAAGCCTCTAGCTTCATCCAAAGATCCTACTAGGCCTCGTAATCCAGCCTCTCGCATTGCTCTGGACTCTCCAACTCCTCTTGCTATATCTTCTACGCCTTGTGCTGCTGTACCAAGTGATTCACCGACACCGCTTTGTAAAGCGCCTAAACCACTAAAATATGATTGTGCTGCTTGATCTAGGTAAGGTTGTTGCATACCTATAGATTGTCTTTGCAATTGCATGGCTGCAAGCTGATCTGGACTGAATCCTGCAACTTGTTCATCTATCACAACTGGTTGGCCTTGGTCGTCGTAAAAAACCTTCTCAGCGGCTCTCATGGCTCCAGGTATAAATCCACCTTGTCCACCAAGACCGAATAATAATTGCTCGGTTAATGGATCTAAACCAGATTGAATTTGAGTTACACCTGCTGCGAATGGTGTTTCTCCAGAAACTTGTGGTGCAGCTGTTGTTTGTGTAGGACTTGGTTCTACCACAGGTGCAGGATCTGTAACTGGTGTTTCTGTAGGTTGATTAGCTGCAACGGTTGTAGATGCAGGTGGTGTCACTGGCGCTGGTGGTATCACTGGCGCAGGTGTAGCCACTGGATCTGGTGCTATATCAGCTACGGGTGGTACTGTAATCTGTTGTCCTTCCGTGTTAAATGGACTTTGAAAAGGTTGTACTGTATTGGAAAATAATTGTTGCACACCAGCCTCTCCTTCACCAGCATCAAGTGTCAGTTGTATATTCTCTAATGTGCTTTGACGCACAGCCTCTGGATTAAATTTACCAGGACCACCTTGGAAATTCATTTTGTCTGGTGCATATATCTCAGCAAGCCTACGAGCTTCATCACTTATTACAAGTCCTTCACGACTAGAGCCTAGTTTTCCTTGTCTACCAAATTCATCTACAGGCGGCGTTACGCCTCCAGAGCCAACAACAATATTACCCTGTTCATCAAATATTTCTGTAGGTCTAATGCCTGGGCCAAAGCCAAAGTCTGGTAGTCCCACTGGTTTAGGTGCGTTAGGTCCACCTGGTAGTTTTGGTAATAAGCTACCAGTGTCTATATAACCAGGATCACCTGGGCCTAAAGGCTTTGTAGGATCAAAAGGTATCCCTGGGCCAACTGGTAAAGGTCTAATCCTATCATCGCCTGGATTACCTATAGAAGTTATACCTCCGCCTGGCCCGCCGATTGATATTGGAGGAGTAGGCCTGCCTCGCCCTGGTTTGCCCAATACTGGGCCTTGATCGCTTGGTGGTGGATTAAAAGCTAGAACATTTTGAGTATAACTCTCCATAGCTGCTGGGTTTTCATCAAGATATTTTTTAAGTCTACTCAAATATCCAGCTTGCGTTGAGGAGCCTACTTTCATTTCTCCCGTAAAAGGATCTTTATAAGGTTGCATATCCGCAGTTTGCATTTGAGGCATCTGTGGTGCGTCTGGGAAGGCTTCACGAAAAGCACTACTACCAGCTTGTCTTTGTTGTCTCAATTTATCTCGCTCCGCTCTGCTTGCAGCAGCTGCATCCATTCTTGCTTGTTCCTCTGGTGTTGGCGGCAAAAGTTTTTGAAAACCTCCAGGCTTGAGTATTCCAACAGCTGGAGGTTGTACAGGTAATAACGGAGGTCCTTCGCCACCACCATAATCAATACCGCCACCACCAGGAACATTTATGGGCATAGGTCTTTCATTTGGTGGTGTGAATGGTATTCCTGGACCTACAGGTAAAGGTCTAACCATACCACCACCTGGACCTCCTATACTCGGTGGTCTTATTGGTAAGGGCCGTATGCCGCCTGGAGGTGCTACTGGTCTACCAATGTTTATAGGTCTGCCAATAGAGGGTGGTCTGCCGATTGAAATTGGCATTGGTGGTCTTATTGGCATAGGACCAGATCCTGGTCCTTTATTTAATATCGGTTTGCCGCCACGAATAGGTAATGGAGGACCAAGTCTACCTTTAGCTTTACTTATCGCTCTTTTTAAAAAACTCATATTAATTAACCTTAGCTTGTGAGGCGAAGGTATCCATCATTTGATACATAAGATCCATACCACGCTCTCTGTTCTCTTCTAAAGACGGAACCAGACTTATGATACCACCAGGCTCAGACTTCATTTCATAAGTTCCTGCGCCTCTTACAGCTTGTCCTGTCATCACAAATTCACCATCGCTTAACATAGCTGGTATATCATCACTGGTTTCTGTGCCTGGACCGTTTATATCACCGTCCATTCTAGGAAACATGCTCGGATCCATTTCACCACCTTCTTGCATTTGTACAGCTCCACCTTCGGCGTAAGCCATTACAGGACCGCCATACATCATACCTGCTGGCTTTCCACCAGATAACTCTGGTAATGTGCCTTCGGGTAATAAACCGAACTCTACAGGATTCGGAGCTTCTTGTCCCATTCTTCTGGCTATTTCAGCTTCTATGTTATATCTGCCTGTAGGACTCATGGTTGTTAATGGAGTCAAAGGTACGCCTTTTTGTTTTTTTGCATCTTCGTAAGCTAACTTACCTAAACCAGCAGCTAAAGCTCCTATGCCGCCCATCTTAAGTGCGTCACCGAAACCTCCGCCTCCGCCTCCGCCGAAGAAGCCACCACCACCTGGGCCTGTGCCCAGTGCGTCCTCAACGCTTTGTGGTAAGAACATAGCACTTAGTCTTTGCATTAAAGATTTATCGTTGACAGCAGCTTGTGTCATTTGCATTGCACCTATTTGATCTGGTGTCATATTTGCAAGATCTGCTCTTGTTACTGGTGTGCCGTCTAAAGTACCAATAACATCACCAGTATCATAAGTTTGTTGTCCTGGTGTTTGACCAAAACCAGTTAAGCTACCTAAACCGCTTCTTATTGATGGACCAATACTTCCACCAAATATACCTTTATCACCAGTAGCTGGGTTAAAGAATGTGCTTGCTAAGTTGCCAGATTTTAAACCACTGCCTAAAGCTCTAAACTTATCTAATCCACCAAGGCCACCAAAGTTACCAGCTCCTACTGTTTTGCCGCCGACTGTACCTAAACTGCCCACGCCACTGAATAATTTACCAGCACCATAACCGCCAAGTGCTCCAGATACTGCGCCTTTAAGTCCTTTACCTGCTGCTACATTGGTTGCAGCTCCGATTGCTCCAGCTAATACTGGGCCGACTCCTGGAATAAAGTTAGCTAGTGGTCCAGCTATAGGTGCTACCTTTTTAACTACTTTTTTAAGGGCCTTACCAATTTTTTTGAAGAACCCAAATTGTTCTAAACCAGTAATTGGATTCAAACTAGCAATACCCGAACCTACTATCGCTTGTTCTGGGTTTATATCAAATTCGTCAAACTTTTTAGCTAACGCTGATTCAAACTTTTCATCTTCTAAAAACTCTGGTGGTATAACCATTTCTCCAGGCTGTAAATGTGCAAGCTCGGTATCTGGACCTTCGCCGTATTGTTTCAGCTCTTGTACCTCAGCTGCTAAAGGTGATTCTTGTATTGCAGCTCCGCGTTCTAATAGATCTTCAAGTATTTGTTTTTCTTCTTCGGTCATGTCCTTAGCTGCATCATCTAATAACATATCGACTTCTTCTTCTGAAACAGCACCTCTTTGCATCATGTCTTGTGGTGGCATTTCTGTCATAGCTTTTGCTACTTGAAAATCAGGTGTGTTTTGCAGTTCTGGTTGCTCTTGAGCTCTTTGTAAAAATGTCGAGGCAGTAGCTATTGGACCGCCTTCTTGCAAGCCATATACTTTTCTTAAACTGTTTTCTAATTCGTTCATGGTGTACTTACTGTCACTGCTCCTATACTTGTTGTTGCAGAGAGTCCAGTCAAGTAAGTTTGATGCTCATACAGGTTTCTAAACTGCGTTCCATCAAAGGCTTGGTGAACCTCTGTCGTTGTGTTAAATATAATGGCTCCTGTAGCAAATTGCAATTCGCTAAGGTCTGTGGAGTTAAAAGATTTTACGATGTCTGGATCTACTGATCCTAAATTTATTTCTAAAATTCTTATCAAACGATTAAAAGTATCAGCTGTAATATTTTCACCTACAGCAAGCGGCAACTGAGTTGGAAGTAATTTGCTCATTATCTACGCCCAGATGGTTGAATCTCTACTCTTGTACTACCAAGCCTCCACTTGTAATTTTTCTTATCATCTTCGGTATTATCATCGTCTGACTCAAAACGTAAAACAAACTGCCTAGCGCGAGATCGCAAAGAGCCAAAAGTAGAACTAGGTGTAATTTGTGTGGTTGAGTCTGTAGATAAGGTTTGATTACTAAAGTCTCTTCTTTTAACTACTACATTGATAGCAGGATCTTGGCTTGTGCCTGCATCATTTACAAATAAAATATCTGGTAAAATTCTTTTTAAGAAAACATATCTGTCGCCATCTGCAATATCTATATCAGCAGATTCTACAAAAACTCCATCCATAGCACTTTGATCGTTGTTAAATCCTTTTTCGTGCTCATATATATATTGTGCTGAATCAGACTCGCCAGCTGCTAAAGGCCTATCCAATACACCAGCTGCAAGCCAGCTGTATCTTTCTAAAGATCCTATGCTCCAGGATCCCTCTTCGTAATTGAAAATTGCATACCTGGATATTTCTCGTGTATTGTCTGTCACCGAAGGATAAAAGAACCATACTTCTGAGAACTCTTCGTTAAGTCCAGCAAAACACTTATAGGCCTGTGACTCGTCAAGATCTGAAAAAACATAATCTTGCACGCTGCAAGGTATTTGTTGTACCGATCCGTTATAAAAGTAGAAACCGCTTTTGGACATGTAATAAACACCTTTTGGTGAATTACAAATAGCTTTAGGACCGATAAGGCCAGCGCCCTCATTAATTAAATTAATTGCGAAGGTTAATGGTGGGCCAATAAAATTCATTGAATACAAAGATGTATCTGTCCATATTAAAACTTCTTGCCTGGCTTTAATGCCTCCTACTATAGAAGAGCCAGAAGATAATCTTAATGAGCCAGCTGTATTTGTTGATAACGGCTCAAATTGCAATGGGTTTTCTTGATCACTAAATGCAACAAGCATTGGATCTATAGTTCCTGTTCTTGCTGTTCCAGCATCATTAATAGGATCTGCTCCTAACACAATTAAATGTCTATCGGTTTCAGATGTAATAACTTGTAATGCTTGTGTTGGCACTAAATTAGCACCACTTGTAGTGGCTAGTTCTGTTGCTCTTGTTGATAAACCATCATTTTCAACCCACCTGTAAATACCACCACCTCTAGGGTTAATAATTAAATCTTCACCATAATTATCATGTGTCCATAAGCGCAGCTGGTTTGCGTTTGAAAGCGCAGTTGACGAACCCCACCCGCCTGCACCCCAAGTGCCAACACCCCAACCTGTTGATCGTACATAAAAATCTAGTCCAGAATTAATTTGATACACTGCGTCTGTTGAAGATCCACCATTACCAGAGTCACTTGAATTTGCTGTTACTGTGGAACCGCTAGTGTCTTTAGCTGTTATCTCATAAGTGTTTGTACCTGTCACTAAATTTATTTGATATTCTTGGTTTAACACCGCAGCTATAACATTACCGCCTAAACTAACAGCGCTTGAAAAAGTTACGAAATCACCAGACACTGCACCATGACTAGCATCTGTAACTGTCAGTGTAGAGGATCCGTTTGTTGCTGCAAAAGTTGCTGCATTTGTAGTGGTTTTTCTTATGGGTGTGATGTCGTTGTAGGCATTACCCTCTTCTATGTAGTATTTATTTGTAGTTCCTAAACCAAGGTATTTGCTACCGCCTAAAGAAATCCAAGAATGTAATCCTCTTACAGATCCAACAATAGTATCAGATGAAAGTTTTTCCCAACCACCTATTTTTTCTACGCGGCCCTTTCTAAATCTAATTTTATCGCCATCAACCCAACCGCCTTCGTTTGCGTAATCGGTTTCTTCCTTATTTATTCCAGGCTTAAAATTTAGTTTTGATAGCGGCATAATTTAATGTAAACATTGCTACTATTAAGCTAATCTTATAATTGCACCAGTTGCAGTAGCACTTGGGAAAACAATCGTAAAATCGCCAGCTGTAGATGTTTTGTCGCCGCCAAAATCTATTGCTGCCACAGCCTTGTCAGAATTTGTGTCATTATATATTAGACACCCTCTTGCTGTTACGGTTGCATTACTAAAAGTTAAATCTGCAAAATCACACAAAGCAGTAGTACCAGAAGTTACTGGTGTTACGTTTGTTAATGCTGATCCTCCAGAACTATAGTTAGTACCACTAGCCTGGCCAGTTGTTGTAAATGCAGTTGTGCCAGCTCCTAATGTAGCCGAGCTGGTGTACAAAGCTAACTTAAAAGAGTTGCCACTTGATGCTGTAAAGTTGTGAGTGCCCACTAAAAGCTCTTGTTTAAAACTTGTACATATTGCCGATGTTATTGCCATTATAGCTCCTTTAATATTTTAGCCATGTCGCTGTGGCCTTGTTTTTCTAATAAATTTGCATAAGTCGTATTCTGCGACTTAATTGCATTTTTCATACTATGTAAGATTACAGTATAAACTTGGTTTTGAAAAGCCAAAGCCTGCTGTTTGATATGCTCTGGAGCTGACTCAGAATAGTCGCATATTTTCTTTGTTGCCTGGGCCGCCCAGAACTCTGGATCATGTCCTTTGTTTTCAGTGGTTGTTACGCCAACTTTTCCTAATACAAAATCGCTTTCTACACTCACCCTTTGTACGGCTCTGGCGGAGCTACATCCTCATTTATTTTCAAGCCATGTTGTTCTAATTCTTGATTAATTTCGTCATAAGGTCCAATAATAAATCTGCCCTCATGCGGTATTGCAACCAGTGGTTTATCTAACCTATGAAAACCATATAGCTTTTCAGTCGCTGGCACGTTTGAATCTAATACTGTAGATCTGCCACTAATACCAATCAGTATATCAGCTGCCATACATTTACTGATCCAAAACTCTACGCAAGCTCTACCAGCTTCTGCAAAGTGCATGTTTTCTTTATATGAAAAATCAATACCAAATAGATCTAACTGTCGAACTTTATTATGCAGAGCAAAAGCGATAGCGTAGGCTACTGTATTGTTAAGATACGCACACTTTGTTGAGTTGCAAACATCTTCTAACGGATACATTACTGGGTTTTTTATCCTTGGATCTAATTCACAAGTATATACAGGTGCATCATTTTCTTGTAAAACCCTACACATTACAGAAGTTTGATGTCCAGCGTCATTACTATCAAAAAACCTGCTTGCAGGATCTAACATAAATATTCTATCGCATGGATATGTTGATGCAGCTGAGTTGATACACCAAACCTCGTCCCACTCCCTGCCGTTTTGTAAACCAATAGCAAAATCAACTTGTGATATGCCAAGTCCTATTAGAGCAATTTTTTTGCCCTCTAAATTTCCTATTTCGCTCATTAGCTTACGCTAGAGCGGACTGAATCGTATCGGTATTCGTCGCGTGTTCCACGACCTTCGGATGTGTTTTTCATTCTGGCTACCGCCTCCTTAAAGCGTCCCTCTAACTGTGCAATAACGTCAGATGGCTCTTTAAGAAAAATTGCACCCTCAACCAAAGAACCATACAACAAAGCGTCGGAATAGTCTGTGGATAAGAATGTCGTGCCAGAGTCGCTACCAGCAGTCAATGAGACTGGTTTATGTAAATAATGAAGTTCAATCGTATAGTCCGCGTCGGGTATAGGTGAAACTTCAAATGCCGCATCGTCAAATAATGAGTAATATTTCGGCTTGGCCCTTGTGGTGCCAGACGAATATTCCTTAATAAATGAAGGATGTTTAAAGTCTAAGTAATCGTATGTGCTTGAGCTTATTACAGCCAAACTCATAGGAGCATAGAAATCTGTTGGTGTTGCTAAGAATCTGTTGCCAGTGGTTACTGTGCCCTGGACGTTTTTTCTTTGTTCTGGTAATTGAACAAATGAGAATATACGATCCTCAGCTTCTTGAATAAAGGTTGGTAATTCATTTGTAAATGTAGTTTCTGATACTTCTAAGTAATCTTGTATCGCAGTTTTTAGTGTGCTGTATGTAAAACTCATGTTGTCACCGTAACCTCGCCTACGCTTGCTGAAACCGAAAAAGTTGTAAGAACTGTTCCTAGCTTGCCGTTTCCAACATTAGTATAAACTAAAAATTTGGAATTATCGTCGGCTTTATCTGGTCTTGCATCTTTTACAGCTTGAGGATCATCTGGAGCTGGCTTTGGATCTAATTGTGGATGTTTAGGATCCCACTGATCTGGGCCGACTAATAAGCCATCCCAAGTTTTACGCATGTCCTGGAGTTTATATCTAAAACCAGATATATCGCAGATGCCATAAGAAAATTTACCAGATGCAAAAGCCATTATGCGTTGTTATAACTCCTTAGACTAGGCGATACCCTAAAGGATGCTCTGTCTTCATCTGTAGATAAAGCTCTTTGAAACTCTTCTTCATATAAACTTTTTAACAAACTGGTTCTCTCTGGAGCTCTTTTCAAAGAAATGTAATAAGCCAAACCAGCTGCTAAACACGGATAAAATCTAAATGGCATATCCATGGTATTTGCACCAGCGTCGGCATCATCCATTCTTGTAAGAACATTCATGTAAACCGTATAGGTGCTAGTTTTATCTGGTACGGGCCATACTGTTAATGTTGGTGTTGTTTGTTTATCTACTAAAAATTGATTTGGCTTACCTGTGCTTGATTTTGTTGTTATGTGTGAATACTCAGCTCTACTTAATCTGGTCATTGGAAGATCCGTTGTTTCAGATCCTTGAGTTTCTCTTATGTAAACGTCCAAAACATCAATCGGAGCTGTAGCATTGGTGCTATCTATATTGTATGTGCTAGTTCCTTGGACCATAGCAACTGTTTTTTCTTTGACAGTCCATTGGTTTAAACCTCTGTTGGCCCACTCTGCAAGCATTAGGTTAAGGCTTCTGGTTGCACTTTTAAGATCATAACCAGTGCGAAGTTCAAGGCCACAACGCTCAAACGCCTCCTCGACGTAATCAGCTACGTCAAGTTCAAACTGTTTACTTCCAGATAATGCCATAATTACTCTCTATCTTCCTCTTGAGCGTATAAATTGTCAAATGTCTTGACTGGATCTGTATAGCTTTCGTGTGCCTCAGCAGAATGAACCCATTGTGAGGGTGCAAAATCTGGTGCTCCTTCACCTGTTCTCCATAAAGCTGGATTAGTTGCTCTTACTCTATTATTAGGTAGAGCTACAAAATTACCAGTATATTCACCAGCGTCAGTCAGATATAACACATGTGACTGTTTATGTTGTGCAGGATCATCTGCAATAGAATTTTCGGTATAATCAACTGTGAATAAATACTTACCCATATAAAACTCGCCATCTATTTTACAATACCAAGGACTTGAGCTTACTCTGTCAAGTATGACTACGCTATGATCGTGACTTAAACAATCCCAAGGTTGTGCTAAATGATCTTCCATTGGTTTTGGCCATTCTGGTAAAGGTATGTCGCCAACAAGAGCTTGTATAGGCATCCTGGCCCACATAGCTCCACCGTGTACATTTTCGTCGGGATAACCCTCAAAATCGGTTTCACAACCAGTAAAAACAACTTGAAAGGACAAAGATCTGTCTGGGATTGTATTAACTGCAAATGCCAAAGCATGCAAATATTCACCGTGACCATGTTGATGGTTGGTTGTAAATTCTTTTCGTACCCAGCATTTAAACTGCGGGATATTTGATATTAAATACGCCACCTTATTTAATTAAAAAAGTTTACCTTTTTCCGCCTTTAGCTTTGTATTTAGTGCCTTTAACAGCTCCACCTAGTTTCATCATAATTGATTTAGGCATATTACCCATACCAGGATTGGCTTTCATTTCACTTTGCAAAGCAGCTCCGCCTTTAGAAAAACCTTTAGTGCTTTTCATAGCACCCCCACCTGCTTTGTATTTAGTGCCTTTCATAGCACCGCCACCAGCTTTATATTTAGTACCTTTCATAGCACCGCCACCAGCTTTATATTTAGTACCTTTCATAGCACCGCCGCCAGCTTTATATTTCGTTCCTTTCATTTTTAACTCCTTCCAAACAATCCCATGTTTGAATTTTTTATTATCTTACCACCTTTTGCGGCAAAAGTTTTTACATTTGTTGGTTTACCACCAACGCCTTGTTTTTTAGATCTTTTACGTCGAACCGCTGATTTTTTTTGTGCTTTAGTCATGCTTGCAGCTTTAGCAGCTGGCACACATTTTGGGTATTTTCTTTTAGCGTCTTTTTTTTGCTTAGACCTACCACATTTATTAAAACCCCCACCTTTTTTTGGAGATCCAATATCAACCCAATCTTCTTTAAACCACTTGGTCAGACTCATTTTTAACTTCTAGGTACTTTAGTCTTTTTGCGCTTGCTTTGCATCATAGCGCCACAACCTCTGCCCTGGACCATCATTACTTCGCCACCGTTACGCATGAAACCCATTTTGTTTCTTACTTTGGTAGGTAGTTTTCTTAATCCTTTATTGTCAGAAGGTATTGGTTTTAATTTACTCATTTCTCCACCCTCGGCAGCTTTTTTGGCACCTTTGTAGCCACCGCCGCGTTTTTTATATGTTTTTACTAACCAGGCATTTGCATAAGCACTAGGATAAACGTCAAATTTACGTTTAGCCTCAGACTTAACCCTAGAGTACAAACTAGGATTAGATACATTGCTTGGTGTTTTTGATTTCTTTTTAGCAGCACCGCCTTTTTTTAATTTTAACGACTCTAAGGTTTTTGCCTGTTTTGCATGTAGATTACTTGCTTTTTTTAAACCTTTAATAACTTTATTAACTTTCTTTTTTGTATTTCTTTTTACAATCATTTAACACTTCCATCTACGTCTTGCTTGCCTAATTCTTGAATTAGGATTGTTTCTAGTTTTTGCTGAACTCTTCTTTAATTGTCCTGCGGATCTAGCACAATAAGATTTACGTCTTTTTGCGGCCTTACTTCCTTTCTTAACTTTGCCTGTTACAGCTGTTTTAAGTTTAGATCCAGGATTCTTCTTACGATAAGCAGCAACACCCTTTTTGGTCATTCCCGCTCCACTTTTGGTAGAGCGGTAATTACCGCCTTTGCCTACTGTCTTAGCTATTGGTTTAGCTTTTTTCTTAGGCTTTTTGTCCGCCATACTTAATAGTTTTTATTAAGTACCAATATAATCGAGTAGCTATCGCCGCTTGAATGGCCAGTCGTTGTAAAATCAATATCACCAGTAACGCCAGATCCAGCGTTATTAGGGATACCAGTAAATAGATCGTAAAATTCATCACCTGTACTATCAGCAGGCAAACCAAGAAGCAGGACATTGGTAGACGCATCAAACTCTAATTTGACGCTCATTCCAACTGTTGCCCAATATATTCTTGCTACCGATACAGAAGTACAAGTTTGCCCTGCGCTATTTTTAGCAAGCGCAGAGACATCTACTTTTTTTACAGCCGACTCACCAGTGCCGTCAGACACATTGGTAAATTTTAAAATTGCGGTTCTTTCACCATCTTGAATGGTTTGTGAAGTTACTGCGTCAGCCATTTTTTACTCCTTAAAGTTCAGTTGAGCTAGTACGTTCTTTTAGAGCGTGCACATAGTCTATTGTCATAGTCTTTGCAGCTGCTGCTCCATTTTGAATACCAAAGCTAACTGTTAATTCTTCATCATCTGGTGCATTAGTGTTCACTACTGTGCCAGCTAATACATTGTTTTGATAAACATGAAACTTTTGATCTTTAGGATTATATAAATAACCAACAGTCATAAAAGTATCATCTGCAACAGCATTTGGTAGATCTAAAGTAGATTGCGTACCATTTTTTTCTACTACAAAAGTAATAGTTGTAGATCCGTCACTTTTAATAAAGAAAACACCGTCTGAAACATCTAATGGTGTTGTATCGGTTATTTGTAAACCGCAAACAATATCAGATTGAGTAGCGTCGTTTGTTTTAAACCTGGAGTAGAATCCGAGTTGTTTTCCAGCTTCATATTTAAAGCCTTCTTTTACAAGTTGTAAAAAGTCCAGATCATTGTCTCCAGCAGCGTTTGTTAGCAATAATAAACCGCCATCGCCATCTGCAAGAGCCTCGGTTGCTGAACCAGTGCCAGCTTCTGTAGTTGTAATAGTCCAATCCGAAGCTAGGTATGTATCAAAATCATTAAAGTAATCGTGATACTTGTGCTTGCTCGGTTGTTTTACGAGTCCTTCGGACCCAGTTGAACTGACGTTAGTCACGCCAGAGGTAAAATGCGTAGTCATAAACAGCCTCCTTTTAATTAGCCATTGCGAACACCATGTCCGCAACATTCATAAGTACAGTATCGATAATACCTTTTGGCTGTTATTTGTGCAACTAGGAACCTAGTTTATTAGATCTTGCAACTGTTGCATTGTGTCAGCTGCGTTGGCGTGAAGAATACCTATACCACCTGCGTCGGTCCAGGCGTTTATGTTTCTAGGCCTGTCGTCAATAAGTACAGAACCAGGTTTAGCATAGGCTGCTTTTTGCTCACCTTTAAAAGTACAAGTAATAACGACTCCTGGATCTACATGTTCTCTAATCCAAGTGGTTTTGTCTTGTGCTACTTTTTTTCTGTTTAGCTCACCAGTACAAGTTAGGATCTCCCAGTAAATACCTGTATCTTTAATGCCGTCAATAAGATCTTGCATATCAGTCATAGGCGGTAGATCTTTGAATAGGCCTTTGTTACTAAGTGCAATTTTATTGTCGTCATACAAGTCGTCAGTCAAAGGGCCATTCAAATACTTTGGCCCTTGAACGCCCTGGACGAAGTCAGCTAAGACTCCGTCCATATCAACAAATATTCTATTTATTGGTTTCATTATTTATAACTCCTTTTAATAATGCGCTGGACTAGCCGTATTATTCCAGTCAAGTTCACCAGGATCTTCGTTCTCCCAATCCTTGTATGTTTCTAACAATTTTTCGTTTAGTGTGTGGTAGTTGGCATCTTCCAGAGCTGAGTGCATTGTTTCCATAATGTCTGCACCATCCCATTTCAAATACTTGGCCACAATTATTCCAAGAGCATCTGCGTCAGTTACTCTTGGATCATTTGGATCAACGTATGCTGTTTGTCTAACCAACTTAATAACCTTTGGCATTAAGTCTTTTATCACATCATCACTTGATTTGTATTTCACTACGCAACCTCCTTTTTGTTGATATAGTTATTGTGTTTTTTTAAGTAATATAAAGCAGCTTGTGCTTTTTCAAGATCTTTGTAAAAAATCCTTTTAGTATCACCGTGTCTTGGATAGTCCGCAATGCTCATGTCGTGATAAACATTGTATTCCTCAAGCATATTCAAATATGCTGTGTTCTCATAACAAGGTTGTTCACCATCCATGGTGCTGGTCATTCTTAGTCCAGTCATTTTATTAGGCAATTTGATACTGTATTTTGGATAAAGCAAGTAGTCGTCTTGCCTAGCACCATCCTTGTCATAATTGTAAACATTTTTCACTATCTCTAGTTCAGTGTTCATAAGATCATCATACCTATTGGTATAATGAGTAACATCTTTATAGTTTTTCACTACGCCACCTCCTTAATTTGGGTAAGCCATTAAAGTGCCAGCATCGTATGGCTCTGCCATCCAACCAGCATCGTTCAAAATTTTCTCAACGTCTGGGTTGATCTCATACCCAAACTCTTCGTAGCAGTCATAAAGCGGTAAGCCATCGACAGCCATGCTGTCTTCACTACCTTTAAACCAAATGCCTGGATCATTGGTGTCGTCCCACTCAGCCATCGGAGTAGCTTTGACACCAGGATAAAGTTTGTTTAGCTTTTTGATTAAAGCACCTTCTTTCATAAGACCTCCTTTTTTTGTCTTTTTAATTTCAATTCCCACATAACTAATATACTAAAATATGCAACTAATTGCAACTATTTACACATAATATATTGATTTATTTTAGGCAAAAAAAAGGGCCCTTTTGAGGCCCTTTGTTTGAAATACTTGAGTTATAAACGGTATTTCTAATCGTTCATTTATGCACCTTGAGATCCGTAAATTCCTCTCCAATCAGAGAAACCGAATGAATATCTCTCTCTCGCTTTATATCTGATATTGCCAGTAGAAAAGTCTGGTTCCATTGAAGTCTCCATTGGAGATCTTTGGAACATTTTTAGACCTTCGCCTGCACTATTTACAGATGTAAGGATGAAGAAAGCATCTGGATCAGTAAGATAATGGTTGACGCTATAGCCACCAGGTAAAACCCCAGTGTTTTTAATTGCGTTAAGGTCATTATCAGCTGTACCAGATCTTTGCTGAGAGTTTAAGATTCTGTCAGCAACAAACACTAACTGTGGTGGGACCACAAGTTTGTCAGCTTGGACAGAAATAGTTAAACCTCTATCATCCGTGAAAGTTGAAATATCAATCAATGCGTCTTCTAATGAAGCCTCATTTAAGTCAGCCATAGTAGTAGCTCTGTTCGCAGCTGTTCCACCACCAGATAGTGTGTGGGCAGTGTTAATAAGTGATACTCCATCGCCTCCTGTAAAGCTAGAAGAGAAAGCATTATTTAAAACATCAGCGCCTTTAACCTCTTTGGTGTTAGCCATAGATTTTGCTAATGCTTTGACGTATCTCTTCCCGAGACTGTCATATAAATTGTCCTCTACTGCTTCTTCTGTTAAAGCAAACGCTAACGCAATCGTATCATGCGTATAACGTGCACTGTAACTTTCAGATGCGTTGTCAAATTGTACACCCTGTCCTTCGGACTTAAGTGGTGCAGAACCGAATCCAGTTACTAAAACCTCTTCTTCAAATGCTCTATTTGAATCCTCGATAACAAAAATATCTTCATATTCTCTCTCGTAGGAATCATAGGACATTCCAAAAAGTGCGTTTAGACCAGGCTCTAGCTCTTTCGCTAATTGTGCTCTTGAAATTGCCATTTTATTTTAGCCTCCTTATGCTAAACCAGCACTTTTTTGTCCGCAGATATGATTCTGTATGACACAAAGTACGTTAGTATTTGATGATGAAACATCATCGTTTTCTGGATCCTGTGATATGTCTAACGCTTTCAAAGGCAGTGTAGCAGTGGTATTACCAGTGCTCACAGCAATCTCAGTGTTAGAAATCCCAGATGAAGTATCGCCAACTGGTGAACCATCAACGATTTCAAAGTTTCCAAACAAGTCGGCCACAGGCATTGCTGCGTCTCCTTGAATTTCAAAAACTACGTTGGGATCATCAACGACGCTTGCTATTATATCAGAAGCAGCGATGCTTCCAGGATAATAGTTACTAAACACTTGTTCGCCAGATGTTGGATCAGTGTATTGAACACCGTTAAACACTCCGACAATTGGAACAGTACCAGAAGCTGCATGTCTACCAATTACACCGCCAGTTAGCTGTGTTACCAAGTCGCCTTGGAATATTGGTGTTGTTGCTCCACTAGCAATTCTATATCTGGATTGTCCACCAGAATAGGGTGCTCCGCTCATCATACGAACAGGTTTACATCCAAATGCGCTATCTTTATTAGCCATTTTTATATTCTCCTATTTTAATTACTTTTTTCCAAAAGTAACATTAGACTTTCTATCTGCATCATACTTAACGTACCTGCCATCTTTTCTGGATTCTGTAAACATATTATTGTCTAAAGCCTCTTTTTTAAGACGGGTTTGATCTTCGTAATAAGCATTACGTTCTTCTTTGGTTTCAATAGGTATTTTTGCCAATAGCAAGCCTTCACTATAAACAAGACCAGCATGTCTTCCTTCGTCAGCTGTAGGGTAAGAAAATTCACTAGGGAGATCGGTTCCTCTTACGAGTTCCCATCCTTCTCTAATTCTTCTACTTACATTAGCTTTATCCTCTTGACCAAGCATGGATTCTCTTATCCAACGATATTCGTATCCTTCTGGTGGTGGAGGAGTTTCAAGTTTTCTTACTGGTCGCCATGGTTGTCTACGAGTATTTTTAGCGTGCTGCTCGGATTCACGAGAATTTCTGGTTTGTGTTATTTCTTTTTCAGTTGTCATTTTGCCTCCCTAGATGCAATTCGTTGTTTTTCTTTAGCAACGGATTTTAGCCAGGCATCTTCTGTCATGCCATGCGGCTTTAGTCCACGGAGTCTGTCAACTTCATTTTTTGAAAATTGCACACCGTTCTTTTTGCCTTGTGTTTTTTGCCGACTTCCTGGGGAAGTGGAGGCGACTCTTTGCACAGCGGGCCTGCCCTCACTTTGATCAGCATTATCAGATCTTAGATCTGGATAAACTTTATAAACTCTATTATTTAACTCATTATAATATTCAGTTGAATCTGGTTCAAAACCCTCATTAACCAAATTTACATGTGTATATTGAGCGTATTGTGTAGCTTCTGGTTCTTCACCAAACCAACTATTTTTTGACTTCCATTCTAAAGCCTCTTGAGTTGGCTGCACCTGGACTTTTTGTTCTTGTGCAGGTTGTTGATAGTAATTTTGCTGTGACTGAGCATATGTTTGTTCTTGTCTCTGTTTTGCAATTCTTACCTTTTCTTTTTGTATAGAAACTTCATTTTTTAAACTGTCAGCTTTTGACATAAGTTCAGCATCGCCTGCACCATGAGCTTTTTTATACAGCTCATTAGCTTCGCGCTCTTTTAAATTAATCGTTTCTTCTTCTTTTGCTAACAAACTATTTTGAGATTGTAATGCTTGGTTATAATAAGCATGGACTTCTTGTTCTCTTTGCTGTAATGCAGCTTCTAATGCAGCTGCTTTTTCTTCGGCAGCTCTTTTTCTTTCATTTAGTTTGTTTATTCTTTTTGATACACCTTTTGTGTAATTTTCTAGCTCGTCGTCGCTTGAAGCCTCTTTAGAAACTTCTTGTGATTCAGTAACTTCTACCTCAATATCTTCAACCTCTGGTTGTATTTGATTTTGTTCTTCTATCGTCATAAGCTCACTATATCATCTGGATTAAGTATGGTGGCAATCACTTCATCATCATTGATAATGCGAACCTCTGCACCGTCCTCAAGTTTAAATCTCGAACCAGAGTAGCGTCCGATTAAAACCCATTGTTTTTCTTCACACCAGGGTGAATCTCCGTATCTCTCTTTGTTGTTGTAAGCTAGTGGTCCTTTTTTAACCACATAAGCTACAACTGTTGACAAAGCCTCTCTGTCCGTTGTTTGTTTTGTAAGAATAATACCACCTTCTGTTTTGGCTTTTCCTGCGTATGGTAGCACTAACATTCTCCATCCAGTTGGTTGCGGCATGCGATCTAAAATTGATTGATCTAGCTTTTCTGGATCTAAAACCACAGAATCTGGTTCAACGTATGCCTCTGCTACCTTTTTGGCCATTACGTTATTTTCTTTAATATTCGTCATATATTTTTTCCCATATCACTTATCTCGTTTGCAATATAGTATAAAGCACTGAGCTCTCCTTGCAAATATTTATAATGTTCAATATCTTTTAGTCCACCAGACATCAAAGTTTCTTGTATTTGCTGTTCTCTTTGTGCAATTGATTTTTTAATACTGTCTAAAACAGCTATTTCATCCATAATTTATTTAGTCTTTTTCTTTGTTGCTTTTTTAACCGTAGTTTTTTTCTTTACTGCTGGCTTTTTTGCTGTAGATTTTTTCTTTGTTGTTGTTTTTTTAACAACTTTTTTCTCCTCTACTGGCACTGCACCATTAATAATTGCCATCTTTGCAGCTATTCTAGCCATATTTTCTTGATGCGCTTTATCTTCTATTTCTTGTTGTTGTTTTAACTCCATAGCCTCTTGCTCACGCATTAGTTTTTTTTCAGCTTTTAATTTTTTCTGTGCTTCTAGTTTGTAAGATGTTGTCATAATATTCCTCGAATTTTATTCTCTAATTCAAATAACTTTAAATCAGCATTTTGTTTAAGTCTATCTAAAGCGACTCCAAGTTTATCATCCGCAATTTCTTTTTGCACATTTATCCTTGTTTGTTGCAATTGCCCGTCCATCATTTTTTCTTGCTGTCTTTGGCCTTGTTTTACCATAAACTGCTCAGATTCCATGTTTAGTTCTTTATCTTTTAGATCTAATTCACGGTTTCTTATATCCACTAACGGATCTTCACCAGACCCCATACCAATAGATTGCAAGAACTCGTTAGCTAGTTGAGCCATAATCTGGGCACTAAATTGTTCTGTAATCATTTGTATTTGTTGTTGGATTTGTTGCGCTTCTTCTGGAGAAACTTGTTGCATTTGTCCTTGAATTTGCTGTATTTGTTGTTGTATTTCTGGTGGCATTTGTTCTTGCGCTTGCTGCATTGCCATAAATTGTAAATGCTGCATGCAGTGAGAAATTATAAGAGCTTGTACCTGGGGACTTTCTTTTACAATAGTAGTTAAAAATAAACTTTTGTGCGTATCTAAATGCGCTTGATGATTTTGTTCTGGAAAAGCCTGGGCAGGTTGGCCCATTAATAACCCAGCATTTTCTAAACCTGCATCCTGTGGTTTAGGTGTATTGTCTGGCGGTGGCTGTAACAAAGCATCAACATTATCTACACCAAGAGCTGCATACATTCTTCTGTAAGCCTCATAAATTCCTAAAGGGCCGTGTATTTCTGGGTTTGATTGAACCATTTGTAAAAGTTCTTGAGCTAAGGTCACTCTTTGGCTTTGTGAAAAAATATTAGGATCTGAGATTGGTACTATATCTACTCTATCGTCAAAGTCTTGTTGTTTTACTTCACCTGGTCCAGAACCAACTTGATAAGTATAAACAGGAGGTAAATACTCACTAAATACTTTTGCAAGTAATCCAAACTCAATTCTTTGTGCATAATGCAATCTTTTATGAATTGCGCTCATTACCTTAGTGCCACGCTCAAGTAAAGCAACAGTTGTACCAACAGGCATTGCTTGGTTCATGTCACCTACATTCATGTCTGCTATAGCGGCAAAACGCTTACCAGAATCTACTAAAATACCGAGTAATTGCATTAAAACATTACTTGGCTCTTTTATTGGTAGCGGTATTAAATTTTCTCTTAAAGATCCACCTGTAGTGTCAATATCTCTAAATTCACCTGGTTGTAATGGATCGTCCTCGTCTCGGATCCTCATACCTCTTGCTTTAAAACCAGCAGGTAAATTAGCAAGAGTACCAGCATCAATAAGCTGTCTTAATATAGATGTTGATGCTTTTGAAAGGCCGCCGATCATGTGTGATAAGCCTAAGCCATAAAAACCAAGTCCAGGTAAAAATTTATATTGTACAAAATAATTGATTTTGTTTTTAAACGGATCTGTTTCTATATAATTTCTTCTTATTGATAAAACCTGTTCCGAGTCTTCTTCAATAGTCACTATGTAAGGTAATTTAAGGCCAGTTGGTACACCGCCTTGGTCCATGTCTTCAAAACCTTCTATGTCTAATACCGTATGTACTTCATAAACGGTTCTGTTTCTGTTTTCTTTATAAGAGGGTGATATGCCTTGTATTTCATCTATCGCTTCATCTATATCGTTCATATCTTCTGATATGCCGCCAGATCCTATGTCGACATTTGCATAAAACCCAGATACTTGCTGTTTTTTAATTTCATTGGCAGACATGGTTATTGAGTGTGTAATTCTTTCAGCTGAACTCATGTCAGCTGCTTCATAAGGCACAATAAGATCTTCTGGCGCAATAAACTTAGCTACAGCTCTGTTTAACACATTATCAAAATAAACTTTCTTAAAACAAGATCCAGCTAATGGTAGATAAAACAGCATTTGATCCAGCTCTGGATCATATTCGTCCATTTCATTCATTATGTAATAATTCATAAACTCCTGGACACGTTCAGCTTGATTTTCAGTCTCTATAGTTCGAGCACCAACAATTTCTGTTTTTACTGGACCTTTTGCGGGTAGCATTTCTTTATAGGCTTGAGCTTGAAACTGAGTTACAGCCTCAGCAAGAATGGGATGCACCACACCAGATGATCCTTCAAATGGCTGCGACCTGGTTTCATCAAACTTCATACCAAGATATTTAAGGCCATCGGTATAAGTTTTTTCCCACTCAGATCTTGATTGTTTATCGCCTCTAATAGAACTGAGTAAATCGCTTGCTATTTTTTCGAGTGTAATTTCATCTATAAAGTCTACTAAATTAGCATCAAAACTCATTTGTGGTGCCAACTCTTGTTGTATTTCTTGGTCTAAAAGTATTTCTTCATCATCAACTAATATCTGAGCTGCTGCTGCAATTTGTTCGTCTCTTGTAGTATCTGGTACGATTTCTACAGAGGATCCCTGGACTTTTATATCTGGATCTTCGTTCGTTCCTAATTTATCTATAGCCATAATTAATGTAAAACCCTGTTGCGTGGATCTTCTGTAAGTTCCACTTCTGTTCCTATGATAGCCTCTAATTCACCATCAATCAAAAGGCCATGGTACTCTGCTATTATTTTAGCCTGTGTAAAACTTTCTGCATGTATTAAAGGGCCAGAATATTTTACTCCATCCCATTCAAAAGTTGTTGCGTATGTCTTAATAATAAACCGTCCTATTTTTCTTTAATAACTTTATTTCATCTTGGTAGTCTTCTTGTAGTGATATAAAACCACCTTGACGGAAACGCATTAGAGCCATTGTAGCACTATCGCAAAAGTCGTCATAATCACCAAATGGAAATGATGCCATTTCTTCAATGACCTCTTCGGCAAAATCATCTTCTGGTGCCCACACCATGCCAGATTCAAATATAGGTGCAACACTATTCATCCTGGCTACTTTGTCCTGTCCTCTGCTTGGTGTATATGAGGTGACAGGTATGCCCATACGTCTGAGTTCGTGTGTAAGCGGTGTTCCAGATGCTTTTGCCTCAATTAACACACAATCTGGCTCCCAGTATCTGTATTCATCTAAAGCAAGTTTTTTTAGTTCTGGAAAGTCAAAACGTACCCTTTTTGCATCTAAAAGTATAATTTCATCGTTTTGTTCGTCACCTCTGTTAAAAATTGCCCAGGTAGTTATGGCTGAATAGTCGGCTGTTTCTTTTTTAGAAAAAGCCGTATCATAACTTTGTATTACATAAGAATAAGAAGGTACATCATGGTCTTCCCATCTATTCCACCATTCTCTTTTTACTATAGATCCTTCCTCAGCTGTAGGATTTTGCATCCACTGACTGTTCCACTTAGATATTGGTAACGAGGCTTTTACGCCAAGCAATTCTTCTTTTTTCCAAAACTCTGGCCATAAAGGTTTTTCTGAATCTGGTAAAATAGCAGGAAACTCTACTACCTCCCATTGATCTGCATTTTCATCACCTTGTTTGCTTAAAACTTTACCAACCAGGTCTTTTGTACTCCACCTAGTCATTACTATCACAATAATTCCGCCAGGCTGTAAACGCTGTCTCGGGCCAGATGTGTACCACTCGTACGCTGATTCTAATGCTTTCGGTGACAGTGCATCTTGTTCGGAGTGTGGATCATCAATAATTAATAGATCTGCACCACGACCTGTAATGGCACCACCGACACCAGCAGCGAAAAATTCACCCTCCTGGTTACTTGTCCAACGGCCAGCTGATTTGTTATCTGCTTGTAGCTGTAGATCTGGAAAAACATGCTGATAATCTTCACTGTCTATTATGTTTCTAACCTTACGACCAAATCTTACAGCTAGTTCAGCTGTGTGAGTTGTTTGAATTATTTTTAAATTACCGCGTCTGCCCATCATCCAAGCAGGAAAAAATGTTGATGCAAACTCAGACTTTGAGTGTCTTGGTGGCAAACAAACTATTAGTCTTTTTAATTTATTATCAGCAATTTTATTAAACTTTTCTGCAATAATTTTATGATGTGCGCCCTCAATAAAGTCGGGCCACATATGTTTTATAAAAGTTATAAAATCTTGTTGACAACCATCTTGTTTTTTAAGCTGGTCATATCTTTGCAATAAGGCGACAGTCTCAGCTTTGTCTTGCTCAGATAAAATATCAAAATCTTTGAAAGATACTTCACTCATAAGCGAGCTGAGAAACAAGGTAGCGACGATAAATTATGCAACTCAGCTCTAAGCGATAAACGCCTAAGCGTAGTATTACACACACTTATACTTCGTGCCATTCTTTACCCTCGAATAGTAAAGCCTCCGCCTCTCTTCTTCTAACTAACCCCTGGAGAACCTTTCCTCCAGCTTTATTCCATCTTTTTATTTGTGCAGGAATATCATTCCAATCTGGATGCGAACTATTTAAAACTTTTAATAAAGTTGATTTTTTTAAACTAGCTGGACCAAGATTAAAAACCCACGATACCATCGCGTCAAATTCGTTCTGTTTTAAATTATTTTCAACCATATCATTTATATAGCTTTCATATTCTGCCATTTCATGCAGCAATAGTTGGTCTGCCTCTTCTTGAGTTATGGTATCTCCACTTTTTACACCTTTTGTGGATCCATAGCCTATTGTCCAAACGCCTGCACTGCATTTATAGGCTTCTAGCTCACACCCTTCAAATTTTTTAATTAACGATAAACCTTCTTGTGATATTTGCATGTTATTCTCCCCATACTTTAGTTTTTTTCCCGCCATCATAGTCAACAGCAAGATTTTCTTTTTTAAGCAAGTCAGCAACATTTCCTTTACTACAGAAAATATCACCTAATACTCTCCCATATTTGTCTGTGCCATAAGACTTTAATGTAATGTCGCCTACCAACCATTCTTTCATTTTTTGTTTTGCTAATAATCCTAGCTCCTTTTCTTTTGCACGTTCTGGATATTTTTTTATGTTAATCCTAGATTCTGGAGTGTCAATCTTAGCCACCCTTACAGACTTATTATGTAATTTAACACTAAAGCCTAGATCTATGGTTGCTAACCGAACGGTATCTCCATCTATAACTTTTTTCAGTTCACAATTATATACAAAAGCGTCTGGAGTTTTACTCATTTTCTTTATCCTGTTTTGTTGTCACTTTTCTATAATACACCACAACATCTTTAAGTTCTGTTATGTACCTTTTAATTTCTTGCATGTTGTAGGCCATAGTCTCGTAATCTGGTACGGTCATAGCTAAAAAGACTAACTCTCCTTCCTGTTCTTCTATAATAGCAAACTGTTCTTCAAAGTTTTCTGGAGTTATAGTAAGCCACCTAACTTCTTTAAGATCTATTTCTCTAGGCATAACTGGCTGTACTATGGTTCGGTCCATAGGTTTTGCAGTTACTTTTATTTGTTTAGTCGGAATTAGGCTGCAACTGCAAGCCATCATCAAGATCATCAACAGTGATGCTAATTTTCTCGATGTCTTCCATAATGTGCTTAGTACCATTATTTATCTTCCTTTGCATGTCAACTGGATCACCCATAATCTTGTCACTCAGTTCGTAGTTTTTAATAAATTCTGAATATCTATTTAATTCTTTCTGTGCTGCTTGGCTCTTTACGGTCATATTTTGTAGCTCTGTAGTTTGTAGAGCAAAGTCATTTTGTAATGACGCTATTGCCTCTTCTTGTGAAGCTATAGCAACTTCTAATACTAGATTGTTAGCTGTTAATGTTTTGTTTTCATTAAATAAAAAATAGGTAGTTAACCCTAAAAGTAATATTATTCCTATAAACACTTGTTGCATTAAATTTCCTCTATTATGTAATTAAGTCCGCCAGCACTTCTGTATTCAATAATATAATCATTTTCGTCTCTAAACTTTAAGTGTTTTTCTTTTTGCACTAAAATTTTTTTTGTAACAAAAGTTCTGTCATCTGAATCACCGTACTCTTTATTAAAAGAAACGGTGACTTTATATCTTTGCCTAAAAAGACTTACAAACCACAATAAAAACAATTTACTGTATTTCTTTAGATGGTCCATACTTTTAACTCGTCTTTTTTACCTTTTACTTTAATAGGTTTTAGAGACTTTAACACAAGTTTGCAATTTTTTGCAGTTTCTTGCCCGATTAGAATATCGACACCAACATCTTTGGTTGCCGACTCTAATCTTGCAGCTGTATTTACTGGATCACCGATTGCTGAATAATCAAACCGAGTATCGGATCCCATGTTTCCAATTACTGCGTAGCCAGACTGACAACCCACGCCTACTTGGACTGGAGTGGAAAGTGTTTTATTTAATTCAGCTATACCTTCTTGTATATTTATTGCAGCTTGCACCACTTTGGTTTCATGGTCTTCACAATCTAAGGGCGCTCCAAAAATAAACATGCCTGCGTCCCCGATAAATTTGTCCGTCATTCCACCTAATTTTTGCACAGCGTTTACCTGGACAGTTAAGGTTTTGTTCATTATCTCAGTAACTTCTTCTGGCGATAATTTTTCACTGAGTGAAGTGAAGCCGCGTAAATCTGTAAAGAGGTAACTGCAATATTTTTTTTCACCACCGAGTTTAAGTAGATCTGGATTGTCTTGGAGTTGTTTTACTTGTCTCGGATCTAAATAATGTTCAAATTGTTTTTTGATCTGTTGACGTAATAAATACTCTGTTCTGAACCGTAAATAGAAAATTACGCTGCCAATGACAAATTCTGATACTAAAGTCCATGAAAAATCCAATAAAATGCCTTTTTGGATGCTAAAAACGCCTAAGAGGCCTGTCAGCGCCATAAAAATCACGCCGAAAGCAAGTGCCTTGGTCGTAGTCAAATATGCGAATACAAGCGATATGGTGAGCACGAAAATCGCAAAAATCAATATTTCGGCTGCTAAGGCCCAATCTGGTATTTTTGGAGAGTTTTCAATCAATATTGACTCAGCTAGAGCTGCTTGAACTTTGTGTGGGCCAAGTAATCCGACTGGTGTTGCAACTTGTGGCATAACTCCTGGAGCATCAACCGAAATAAATACAAATTTATTTTCTACTTCCATATCTTGTAAATTAGTTTCTGGAGTTTTTACCCAAGAGATCCATTTGCGGCCTAGACGATCTACGTCAACAGGAGGAAGTCCCTGGACTGTAATTTGTTGCATGCCATTTTCGTCGCCTTTAATAATATAAGTTTTAGATCCAGCAAGAACTTTTAACACTTCGGTACCATAAGATGAAACAAAACCATCTGGTGTTTGCATAAGCAAAGGAATACGTCTTACTAAATTATCTATTTCAGTGGGAGCCGATGACAAGCCTTGGGGGGTTTGTTGAAAAGTGTGGCTGTTCTGAACGACTCCCTTTGACATAATACCACTAATATTTTCACCAAGTAAAACTGTGCCACTTGTCGGAGGATAAATACCATTGTCATATTCAAACATGGCCAGAACACTTGGACTATATCCGAGCGCTTCAACAAAGACATCATCGCCGCCAAACCTATCGGCTTGTGGAAAAGAAACCACCCAACCAACTCCAATAGCTCCTGCATTTAACAGATCTACATGTATTTGTGCTAACTCTTGGCGTGGGAAGGGCCAGCCACCAGATTTTTGTATGTCCTCCTGGGTAATATTGAGAATTACAAAATTACCGCTAGGCTCGTATTCTTTTACAAAAGTATCAAAAGTTTGTAGTTTTAGAATTTGTAAGGGATATAGCTGAAACAGTAATGGTAAGCCAAGTAATAAAAATGTTGTAAATATTATTTTTTTCATCCAGAAGATTGCCTAATTGTAATACTAGAGGTGGCCGCGCCGTTTATTTGAACTGTCCTTGAAACACCATCCTGTATAAAAATGACTGTATAAGATTGATCACCATTGACAATGACTTGTGCATTTTGGTTTACCAGCCTCATTAACTTTACTTGTGTTCCTTGTACTAAAGTTGTTATTTGTGTTTCTGTGTCCTGGCCTATTTTTGTGCCAGTCACTTTAATACCGCTTGAAAAGTTTGTAAGGTTTTCTTCTTCTGTGTCTCCAACATCAAGTTCGTCTAATACATCTAATAGATCTTCTAAAAAATTTGTACTTAATAGATCTATGTCGAGCTCGTCAAAAGATACATCTTCTTCTTCTTCAAAAAAATCTTCATTTAACAAATCAACATCTAAATCGTTAAACTCTAAATAATCAGCCTGGGCAGTTTGTTGTTGTTCTTGGTTTGCTATCTGTTCCTTGGGAGGTGTGACAATTAACATGTTGTCAATAAGATCCAACGTAATATCTAAGGTGACTGGTTTGCTTGGTGGGTTTTCGTACAAAGATGTGGTTGTAGCTTGGTATGGTTTATTAAGTATTGTTTGTCCAACAGCTGTTTGTACAACTATTTCTCCACTTGCATTACCAAATTCATCTGGTAACAAAATAATTAAAGATTTACCAAAAAGATCAACCGTGCAAACAAAATCAGTTCCTTGCACAAAAATTTGTGAAGTAGGTGTTGAAAGGGTTATATTTTTTTTGTTGAGCTTGTTTGCATTACCACTTATAAACCTAATAGTTCCACTTGCAAATTGTAGAGCCATTTTTGACTTATCTGGATTAGGATTATAAACATATTCGTTTATGAGTAATTCAGAGTTTTCTGTTAGCTTTACTGTTGATTCGTCTAAAAAAGTAATTGCAATACGGCCAGCAGCAGTTTGCACGTTATCCAGGGAATTTATGTCAAAGTCAATCTCAGCGTTGTACGGCTGATCTCTAACTACTCTGCCAAAACCTTGTAACTCTGTAATATCACCTATTGTATCAGCATGAAGTGGTGGTACCACCGTCATTTTGAACAACACAAATATTAGAGTGAGAAGTGTTGGATATGATTGATAACCAGTCACGCGCTAATGTTGAAGATTGAATGATGTTTAATGTATTGCTACTGCCGTCTAGGTCTAAATTAAAATAACCAGCATCCGAAGACGAGGTCCCAGAGTATCCACTAGCTGTAAAGTTAATTGTATTACTACTGCCGTTTACATCCATATAGTTCACTGCATTTTCATAATCAATATCAAAGTCAAATTGGTTAGAATCGCCAGTAATAATCCAGTCAAGGTTAAGATATGAGGAGTCTGCGTTCTCTGCAATTTTTATATCTGCTTCATTGCTGGATCCTGTAACATCAATATTAAGATCTACATAGTCAGCTGTAATTAATCCTGTAGAGTTCATTAATAAATCCCACACATTACTATCACCGTCGTACTCAAAAAATCCAGTAAAATTGTCGCCGTCAATAGCGTCAGATTTGAATTGGTTAGAAGATCCTATTTGATTTATGTCAAGTGTCATACTAACACCGTCAAGATCTAAAACGGTCATTGTTCCAGTTGTGGCTGAGTTTCCACCTATAAGGTTAGATGATCCAAGCTGCTCTAAATCGATTGCAGCAGCATTACCGCTTTGATCTACATAAATTTCATTGTCTGCATAAACAAAGCCTGTGGCCAATAGCAAAATTAAGTACCTATTCATCATACTCCCAAAATTTCCGCTCGCTGCCTTGTTTAATAATATCTACAATACCAATTTCTATAGCGCTTTGCAAAGCAATGGACTTACTTTCGTTCATGGCATTTCCTGTCTCAAATTCTATAAGTTGAGTGTCGTCATACACAAACCTAAATACATCGCTTGATAAGCCGACTGACAATATTGTTTTAGTGGTCAAATTTTCAAGCAAAATTTCGCCAGTGCTAACGGATACAACTCTTATGGCTACTAAAACAGTATCTTCTCTATACTGTTTTGAGCTGCCCACGCCCAATGTACGACCTCCTACGCCTCCAGTTTTTAAATTTGTGTTGTAATCAATAATGCCACCTTCCATAATCAGACCTGCAAAAAGCAAAGGCATCTGTTTTGTTTTTTCATCAAATTTTTCTCTGGTAGATCTAATAATTTGTCTTTCTTTATTTATGTGATCTATTCCAACACGTTCAACTACACGAAAAAAACCAGATTGTTTCAAAGCTCTTATTAAGTAAGTTTCTGGAGCTTGTGTCATAGCTGTACTGAAGTTTGCATAACCGTCAACAGATTTTCTTTGGCCTGTATAATCAGCAAACTTATATACTGCTACAACAGGCTTTAATTTCGGTGCTGGTAAATTTTGTATTTCTTCAGTTATTGGCTTGTTATTAAAAGCGTCTTTTGAAAAACATTGAGCTTTACCGATAATAGAAACTACGTCTTTGTAGTCGCCTTCTGGATTAGTTAAGCAGGGTGATATTAGTTTGACATGCGAAACACAACTAGCCACCAAAGCCGAAGTCGCCAATAGGAATAGTGATCTCAGTAGTTGTTTCATCTAAAGTATTATAAATGGTTAATGTTATGTATGTCCCGTCGGAGGTCCAGGTTATGATGTTGTCAAACAAAGTAAAAGAACCAGTTGTAGCTGGATTTTCACCAAATAATTGATCAACGATTTGTCTTGAAATTTGTGCGAATATGCGTGATTCAAGATTTTTGGTAAACCTGCTTATAACCGAGTTTTCTTCGTCTCTTTTTCTTTGTTCTTCCAAGGCGCGCAGATCTGCTCTGAGTTTTTCTTTCCTAGAATACTCCTGCGACTCCACTGTAAGATAATGTGAGGAAATACCCACTCCGTTAAATGATGGACTTTTAAAGCCAAATTTAATTTCGTCAGCTGCAAGGTTTTGGACTAATATTCCAAAAAACAAAATAAAACCTATTAGAACTACGCCTCTATAAATGTAAGTCGTATCTTCTTTTTTATTTTTTTCTTTGAATATCATCTTTTTTTTGTTGTCTTATTTTTGTTACAGTATCAACCTTCTCTTTTAATCGTATCATATCTTGGTCTAAAAGTCGTAGTTGGTCCGTCAACCTAATAATAGTCTTTTTCATTTCACTTATAGACGGATCTATAGTGTTGTTAATAGTTTGCCAGACATAGAACACAAAATATCCTAAGCCAATTACCATTACAGTTGGAAAACCAAATTTTTGTATTAAGTCAACTATATCCATTAATCGCGTCTAGCATCAATCTTGCCGTCTTCAACAAAGTTTTCTGCTCTAGCGATTCGTTCAAGATCTGGAGGTATGTCAAGTGCGCTTGACACTACTGTATCGATTCTAATAATGTCGTTGTTCATTATTGAGGCTCTAGTAATAAGCATTTTTGTAATGCCCTGGATAGATTTAATGTCAGATACTAGATTATTCATAAGCTGTCTGATTATAAGAAATATAAAATATCCCATAATCAAGCCGCTTGCGATTGGTAGGCCTACGTCGCCGATCAAGCCTATGGCTTGGTTCATTATTTATCTTCGCCTTTAAACCCTTTACTTTGTCCAGACTTACCAGAATAAACTCCAAAGACAACACCCATAGCACCTACAACAACTGAGACTAATGCTGATTGTTCTAGGTTAGGATCTGGTAGGTTCATAAACCAAATAACAGACTCATACATAAGGTAGATATAAACCACAACAAATATTCTGGGAAATATTCTCCAGGCATCTATTGCTCTAGCTAAGTGAATTACTTTTTGCCAGGGGTTTACATTTGTTTCGTCTTCCAAATCTCTAATTTTTTCTTTAAGTTCACCGATCTCTTGAATCATAGACATAAACTTATTAAGATCCATTTCTACTTCATTACGATCCATGTCTCCGCCAAATCTTCCGCTTCCTTCGTGCATTATATAAACCTCGCTAGTATTACTGCTCCTACAATAAATGGGTAGACTGCCCATATCATGTTTTCTAATTTATCAAAACGCTTAGATCCGTCTTCTAATCTTTTATCAATGCTTTTGTACAAAGCTCTACACTCTCTTTCGTGTGACTCTATTGCATTTAAAGCGTCTTTAACTGTTGCCATTATTCGTCTATGTTATCGGTAGTTACCTTTGCAGGCCTACCTCTTTTTTTTCTTACTGTTGTGTAAGCCTCGTTTACATCTGGAGTAGATTTATCATCTGCAACATAATGGCCTTTTTTATTTCTTGATCTGACCTGGACTCGTTCAGTGCCTGTTACTTTATCCCAAAAATTTGACCACCAGCTACTCATTGTGCTTCTCCTTGGCTTTTAGAACATTAAGGGCACACCAATCAATGATGCGGTAAAGTTTGCCTAACCACCAATTACCCTGGGGTGTTGGTGTGACGGCTGCAACAAATGATGCAATCGCTATTATGGTTGTTATCCATGAAAATATATTAAGAATTGTCATTATCATCCTCCTCTGGATTATTTAAAACTTCATCTGCTTTTTGTTTTGCAGAATCTATAAATGCGTTTTTAAACACACTTAAACTGGCATTAACTTGGTCAAGTTCAAACTGTATGCGTTTTTGTTTATTGGTTAAATCTAATATTTGTGTATGTAAGTATTGTTGTTCTGCTGACAGATCAGCAACCTTCATTTCTTTATCATCTAATATTACTACTGATTCTTTATTTTCTTTTATCATTTTTTACCTTATTAACTTAAAGTTTTAGTTACGCTTGTAGGTGATACTTTTTCAGCTATCTGTGCATCTAATGATGCTTTCATAGCTGTAACTGTATCAGCAGTTAATGCTGTTTCAACCCAGCCTTGTACATCACTTTCTTTCAAACTTGACCAATTAATAAAACTAGATAAATCATCTGTGCTTACAGCTTGTGAACCATAGCTAGTAGCTGTCCAGTTGTTACCGTCACTATCTTTATTAGTATCGTCTGTTGCAGTAAGCCTCCAATGTACGTTATGCACTACATTAGATTTACCACTTTTAGAGGGATATGTATCACATTTTTTACAATCCCAAGTGTATCCTATTGCCATATTTATTCTCCTTTTTAATTAGCTTTCTAAAGCTGTTATTCTTGCCTCTAGTTCTTGTATTGTTTTTACCAATAAAGGCACTAATTTACTTTGGTCTATACCTTGCATCTCTGCACCATCCTTTTCACCTGTTACGGATTCTGGAACTATACTTGAAACTTCGTGTGCTAAGAAACCATCTAAAGTTGTATCTTTATCAGCTATAAAATTAAATCTAGCTGGTTTTAATTGTTTTAGTCTTGTTGTTGCATCCCAAGTGTAATCTACATTTTCTTTTAATCTATAGTCTGAAGATGTATTATAAGCAGTTGATGAACCGTTTGTGGTAATAGAACCAACACCACCATTATCATTATAAAAATTCATAACTGCTCTAGTATCTACAAGTCCATCACCACCAACAGCAATACCTGCAAAACTTGAATTTAATTCTACTACTAATCTATGGTCTGCAATACTTACTGGGTTTGATACAGTAGTAGCAATTAATATTCTGCCCGAGCCATCTATTCTCATTCTCTCCGTATCTGCATTAGTACGGAATGTTAGATTTCTTGATCCATCGTATGCCAAGCCACCATCATAAGCATCGGTATTATTACCAACTGCTCTTGCAAAAGCATATCTACCAGTAGAAGTTCCTGCATAAATTGACATACCTTGATCACCCGAACCTGTCCCAACAACTAATTCATTAGCGTTTGCAGACATACTACTAGCAGAAGTATTATTGATACTGACATTTCCTGTCGAACTTACACGGACCCTCTCTGAATAGGAACCATCTATTGCAGTTTGTACAATAAAAGCACCATCAACAGTTGTTGAAGGCATGTTATCTGCTTCAAAACCTAATCTTCCATAACTGTCTGGACCGCCATTTATTCTGTCACCTCTAAAATCAATAAAAGGTCCAAATCCAACAGCAGGTGTTCCTGAAGATGTAGCTTCTATTCTAACAACCTCTACTTCTGCATTGGTTGTACCAGAATCAAGAGCTACATGAAGTCTATCAGCAGGATCCGAAACTCCGATTCCACAATGTCCTGTTCCACCATCTATTCTCATGGCTTCACCAGCAGTTTTTACTCTAAACTGTATGCCATCATCACCATTTTTATTTTCTATTACAGCACCTTCTGTAGATGCGTACATACCAAATCTATAACTAGAAGTTCTACCTATTTGTATTGCAGGATTAGTTGCATCACCAGATGTTGTGCCTTCACCAACTTGTAAAGTTGCGTTTGGATTTGTTCCTCCAATAGAGACTTTTCCACTTTCTTGTACTAAAAGTAAAACATTATTACTTGCATCTACTGCTGTTTGGTTATGTCCGATAATAAAGTTTTCAGAAGTTCCATCATTATTAGAATCTATATTTATTCTTAAAGAGTTAGGCGTATTAATAGATAAGTTATTACTTGTATTTGTTTGTATATTACCTGCGGCTATTGTCATATCATTTATAGCACCTGTTACAGTTATACCACCACTAACTGTTTCTAGTTTTTTAGAGTTATCAAAAAAAAGTTCAACAGCACCATCGTTTAAAACATTAATACTGCTTTCTCCAGATTTTCCTTGGATATAAATATCTCCATTAGAATCTCTTAAATATAAATCTCCAGTAGTATTTACTAAATAACTACTTGAACCATCGTGATAAAGTTCTAAATCACCACCAGTGCCAAATTTAGCTTTAGCATTATCTGCAAATTCCAAACAATTATCTGATTTATCCCAGACAAGGTTATTAGATGCACCAGTAAAAGTAACATCATCACTAAATGTTGTTGTGCTACTCACACTTAAAACAGATACGGTGGTCGTTCCAGCTAAATTCAAATCAGTAAAGGCATCAACCATAGCTGCACCAGAACCAGCGCCATCAGAATAAATAGCTTTTACATGACCAGCAGGTATGGTTACATTAGCACCACTACCTTGTGAAATAATTATGTTTTGAGATCCGCTAGTACCGTTTTCTATAAACCAAAGTTTAGAAACAGTGTTTGGACCAATTGTTATAGTGCAAGCTGAGTCAAGTGTTCCTGTATATTTTAAATATAAAGATCTGCCTGGATCTGTAGATCCGTCAGCTATTGTTGTTGTGTGTGTATCAGCATTAGTTGTTATGGCCTCGGTGCCAAAACTAAATGCCTCTGCGATTAATTCTAAATTGGTGTTGGTTTCCGTACCCCAAGTTCCACTGGATTCACCAGTGCCAATTTCTTTTAATCTTAAATCATTTACATAGGTTGCCATACTTTATGTCCTCTAAGTTATCATGCCGCGTCTCTACCAGCATCTATTGTAGTATAGTTTGGAGATTGACTTGTCGCAACCTCTCCATAGCCAGGGGTTTGTGATGTTGTAACCTCGCCATAGCCAGGTGTTTGGTCAGTATCTATTTCACCGTAGACTAAAATAAAGCCTGGAGCGGCTGTAATAGATAATCCAGCTATGTCTACACCAGCTGCTGCCGTTGGTGCAATAGATCCATTAGCACTTGTTATTGCCTGGCCAGTTAGTTGTACGGTAATACCAAAAGTAATTGTTGGTGTGCCCACAGCAGAAGTTGCAGCCTGGCCATCTGGAGTCACATTTGCAGCTGCGGTGTTAGTAACAGATCCTACAGCAGATGATAAAGACCCAACAGTAGTGACAGAAACATTTGCGTCAGCTGTCGGTGCTATAGATCCTACAGCACTGGTAGCCTCTTGACCTGTCGGTATGATATTGGCTTTACCTGTAATTGTAAGAGATCCAACTCCTGCGGTGGCCGCTTGGCCAGTGACTGATACATCTGCGGCTGCGGCTACGGTCGGTGCTCCTAAAGATGAGGTTGCTGCGACACCTGTTACCTGGACAATAGCTGCTGCAATGACTGTCGGTGCGCCAACACTTGCAGTTGCAGTTTGGCCCGTTGGTATGACGTTAGCCTCAGCAACGACAGTAACACTACCAACCCCAGAGGTAATAGCGCCTACTGTTGTGACCTCTACAGGTAATGGTGTACCCCAGGATGCTTCACCCCAGGATCCTCTACCCCAACCTGTAAGAGTATTATTACTCATTAGCTAAGATTATCTTTTACTTCTTCGAGCTCAGTTTTAATTCTATTAAGATCTTCTCTTACAGGATCTGTCATAAAATCAAGTGTTAGCATTGAATCGATTGTCGCGATAGCGCTTATTATTTTTTCTTTGTCGGTCATAAT